GGAATTGGAATAATCTCTTATGAAAATATTCCAATAAATAATACTACTAATAATTTTGATGTTTTTTTTATTTATAAAACTAACAAATTTCATAAATTAAAACTTGAGAAGGATATTGATAAAAGTAATATTATAGAAAAATTAATTGATAAACTATTAGATTTAAATATTTTTATTTTGTAAATATTTTTAATTGAAATATAAAAACAAAAAATCATCTCCATTAAATCCATTTAATTTCAAAACATCTATTGTATTTTTATCAAAATTTTCATCATCACAATGTAAATAAGAATGTGAATATTTTTGTGTTTCCATTACTTTAATCATTTTTTTTATTATTGCATCTAAATATTTTTTATCAATAAAATATATTTGCCTAATAAAAGTTTTTGTGTAATCTAAATAATAATTTTCAACAAAATTAACAAATCCAATTATATTTTTACTTTTATCATAAAATACAATAATATATTTATAATCATTTAAATTAATTGGACTTTCTAAATCAAATGTTTTTGATAAAATTAATATTTCGTTTAATGATGGTTTTTTTATTATTTTTACTTTCATTTTAATATTACTATATAATAAATATATTTAATTATTTCAATTTTTTAATCATATAAGTTATATTTCCAATTTTTTCTATTGATTTTTCTTTAATTTCAAAACCTTTTTTTAAATAATATTTTGTTGTTTTTTCTGATATCGAATCTAATGTAATATATTTATATCCATTGTTAAGTGAATATTTTATTGCTTCATTGATTAATTTTGTTCCTAAATGTTCTTCAGTATATAAACTACAAACTAATGATAAATGTATAAAATTTTTTTTATTTTCAATTAAACATAAATATGCACAAGGTCTATATTTATTTGTTTTAATTATCTCATTATTTTCATTTTTTGTTTCTATTATTTCTGTGTTAAAATAAACTAATCCTTTGTCACAATTTTCTAAACTCATTTTAATCCAATTTCTGGATATATCTTTTTTACAATTTCTATAACCATATTTTTTAATTTTTTTTTAATATATCATTTTCATTTTTATTAAATTCAATAAGTTTATAATTATCTAAATGTTTTATATGATAATGCTTTTTATAAGACATATAATATATTATTTTATATATAAATATTATTTTCCAATATTTTAATTAAAAAATACTTATGGAATTGGAATAATCTCTTATGAAAATATTCCAATAAATAATACTACTAATAATTTTGATGTTTTTTCATTTATAAAACTAACAAATTTAATAAATTAAAACTTGATAAAGATATTGATAAAAATAACATCATAGAAAAATTAATTGATAAATTATTAGATTTAAATATTTTTATTTTGTAAATATTTATTATATAATAAGAACTAATTAATCTTAAAATTAAATATAAATAAAAAATAAATAAAAAATATTTTATAATAATTATTAGAAACATAAAAATATAAAAATATGGAACCTCAATTTATTATTATTGATGATATATATTATTATAATGCAGAAGAATTAAAAGAATTTGATATTTCATTTTTTGAAAAAACAAATAAAACAATACGAAAGATAATAAAAATTAAAAATATTCCTGAAGAAGAATATAATTATTTTTGTTTTAATAAAAAAGATAATAAATGGAAAATATCAAATAAAAATAAACCATCACCAAAAGCTAAATTATTCATTACAGAAAAATGGTCTAAACAAAATATTCCAAAATTTAATAATGAACTTACTAATAATTATGAAGAAGCACCTGATATTTTAGAATTAAATGATAATGAAAAATTTAAAGATGTTGATAATAATCCATTAAATATTGAAGTTAGAGGAGAAAGAAATGTTAATAAATGTTTTTTTAATGTTAATGATATTAAAAAAACATTTGAAATTAATAATTTAGATGAAACTTTAAAAGATAAACGAAATTGTTATTTATATAAAGAACATTATATAATTTTTATTATACAAAATCCTGTTAATAACAGTAAAAGTGATAGTAAAAGTAAAAAACAAATATTTTTAACATATACTGGATTAATTAGATCTTTATTTGTTAGTAGAAATAAAAATGCGTCTAAATTTCAAAAATGGGCTATAAATATTTTATTTACTCATCAATTAGGAACAAATGAAGATAAAAAAAAATTATCAAATAAATTAATGGGTATTCCTGTAAAAGAAGCTTGTGATGTATTTAAAACATCTTCTAATTCAATATCTTGTGTTTATTTATTATCATTGAATAGTGTTAAAGAATTAAGAGATACATTTAATATATCTAAAAATATTCCGGATGATGCTATTGTATGTAAATATGGTAAAACAGATGATTTAAAAAGAAGAATTAAGGAACATCAAAATAATTATGGAAAATTAAAAAATGTTGAATTGTCTGTTATATGTTATTCATATGTTGATAAAGAATTAATTACTGAAGCAGAAAATCAAATAAAAAATTATTTTACTGTTAATAATATGAAATTTGATTTTGAAAACACAAATGAACTTATTATTATAAATAAAGATCATATTAAAAATACTAAAAAAACATATGAATTTGTATTTTCAAAATTTTCTGGTTCTATGACTGAAATTATAAATAAAATGGTTTTAATGGAAAAAAATTATGAAATTGATAAAATTAAATATGAAAATGAAATTGATAAATTAAAAACAAAATTAGAACATCAAAATGAAATTATAAAATTAAAAGAAGAAATTTATAATTTAAAAAAATAACTTTTTTATTATTAAAATTACATAAATTTATTTAATTTTTAATCATTTAAAATATACATATAAAACCATCTATTTTCTTTATTATTTTCTACATTTTTTATATGTAAATTTTTTTCATCAATATATTCTTTTATTTTTTCATATCTTTCTATACTTTCGGTTCTTGCTATTGTTTCAAATATTGAATTATTTGAATTTTCAACATAAAATCCAATTGTATAGTAAATGGATTTAAATAATCTTCTAATGTTCCTTTTAAATAAGAATAATCATAAACTAAATTACCACACATATTATTTTCTAAATCATCTTTATCATACATTTGTATTCCATTTGTATTTTTTGGTATTGCAGTATAAAATATTTGTTTTTTAATTAATTCATTTTCAAAAATTAAATTTTGATATGTTTCACCAACAGAGTGATGTGCTTCATCAAAATGACATACATCAATTTTAATTTTTTTTAAATTATCTAATAAAACATTAAAACTTTGATATGTAATTAAAATAATTTTATGTTCTTTAATTTTTTAAAATGTTTTAATATGTTTTGGGTTGGTTGTTGAATCGTATTCACTTGAAATTTTTAATAAAAATTGTTTATCAAAATCAATCATATAATCAGTGTTAAATTGTTCTATTAAAGCTAATGAAGGAAAAACATAAACAATTAAATTTTGATTTTTATTTATTTTACATTTTTTCATTATTAAAGATTTTCCAGTTCCACAAAACATTTTAACAATACATTTATTATTTTTTTGTAATTCATTATAAATATTATTATCAGTTTCAGTTTGATAATATCTATAATTTTTTAATTTTTTCATTATATTTTGTTTGTTATAAATTAAGAATATTTAATTCAATTTTTTATGATAAAATAACTTTTTATATAAAAATTGAATTACAAATATTATATATTATAAATGTTCAAATATGAATAGTTATATTTACATTAGAATTCATGAATCTTATAATAATTATAATCTTTGTAAATTAGGAAGCACCGGTAATATTCCAGAAAGAAATGATGTTTATAAAACAAGTGAAATTAAAAAAGGTAAATTTATAAGTGTTTATGAAATATTTAAACCAATAAAAATTATTATTATTGAAAATTTATTGAAAACAAAATTAGAACTTTACAACTTAAAAATAAATGCTGGAAATGAATTTTTTGATAAAATTATTATTGATAAAATTGAAGAAATATTTATTAATCATAATATTCAATATAAAAAATTAACTGAAGATGAAATAAATTCTCTAATAAGAAAACATAGAATTAAAAAATTATTTAATAATATTGATAAAAAAAAATTAATAAATTTACTAAAACAAAATAAAATTAAACCTTATGAATATCAACAAATTTGCATAAATAAATTTATTGACAAAATTAAAAATAATAATATATTAAAATTAATTTGGAGTTGTGGATTGGGTAAAACATTACAAAGTCTTTTCATTTGTGATAAAATGAAATATAAAAATATTTGTATTGGTGTTCCAAGTATTAATTTAATGGAACAATTTAAAAATGAAATTTTATTAATATTTAAAAATGTTGATATTCTATTTATTGGTGGTAATGATTTAAATAAAACCAAAGATAAACAAAAAATTAAAGATTTTTTAAAATCAAATAATAAAATTAAATTTATTATTACTACATACACTTCTTGTAATGTTTTAGTTAATAAAAAAATTAAATTTGATTTTAAAATTGGCGATGAATGCCACCATTTAGTTAATGTTAAAAATAATGATACTGGATATATTGAGTTTCATAATATTAAATCAAATAAAACCTTATTTATGACAGCGACAGAAAAAAATATCAATATTGTTGAAAATAAAATTATTTATACTATGAATGATGAAGAAAAATTTGGATTATTAATTGATGAAAAAACTGTTAAATGGGCCATTGAAAATAAAAAAATTACTGATTATAATTTATTAATTGTCGGTAATACAGTTAATGAAATTGAATATATAATTCAAAAATTAGAATTAAAAATTGATAATATTGAATTATTTATTTCATCTTTTATTGCTTTAAAAAGTTTAGAAAATTATAATGATTTATCACATATTTTAATATGTTGTAATAACATTAAAAACAGTGATATTATTAATAATTATATCAATTTATTATTAGATAAAAAAGTTTTTAAAATTAAAAAAAAAGAAATTTACAGAAAATCAATTCATTCTAAATTAAATGTTGATTTAAAATCTAATAATGATAATAATGAAATTAATAAATTTATTAAATCCAAATATGGTATTATTTCAAGCGTTTATATTTTCTCTGAAGGTTTTAATCTTCCTGAACTTAATGGTGTTATTTTTGCTGAAAATATGTTTTCTGATATTAGAATTTTACAAACTTCATTAAGGCCTAACCGTTTATTGAAATCTAAACCTGATAAAATTTCTTACATAATATTACCTTATATTGAAAATAATGATAATTCTTATGATAAAATTAGAATGATTATTTGTAAATTAAGAAATTCTGATGACAATATAGAACAAAAAATTAAATATGTTGAATTAAAAAATAATAATCAAAATAATAATGAAAAAATTAATTTAAATATTGATTACTCATTTAATGAAAATCAAACTTATTTAAATAAAATTAAATTAAAACTTAAAAAATCTAAAGCCCTAACTTTTGGAATTAGTGAAGAACAATTAGAATATAATTATACTAAAGAAATTAATAAATCATTAAATATTCAAGATAAAAATGATTACTTCAAAACTAAAATTAAAAATAAACATGATAATTATATTAATGATCCTATAAGATATTTTGGTTCTTCTAATGTTTGGACTAATTGGTATGACTTTTTATCAATTGACACCACTAATTTTATTGATAAAAAATATAAATGGATTAAATACTGTCAAAAATATAACCTAAATAATATTGACGAATACTTAAAAGAATATCCAAAACATAATTGTTTAATGAAATATCCAGAAGATTATTATAAAAATTTTTCAAATATTAATGATGAATTATTTTGTAATAAAAAAAGAAGAAATGTTAATCCTTAATAATAGCCTCATCACCTAATTCCTCAATTAATTTTTTATATTTAATTTTAGTCTTTTCAATATTTTCATTTAATTCTTCCACCTCTTTAAATAATGGTTCTAATTCATTTAATAATTCTTTATTTGTTGGAATTGGAATTTTAA